CATTTCAAGAACTTGATTACGTTTTTTCTCAAAACGGTGCTGACATTTCAATGATGCAAACCGGTATGAGTAACCTTGCCAAGGCTATGGAAGGCGCAAGAGGTGGAGCAAAAGCCAATGTTAAAACTTTTCAGGCATTGGGGATTTCTCTCAAAGATAACAACGGACAATTAAAAACAAGCGAAACAGTTATGTTTGAAGCAATTTCGAAACTGCAAAAAATGCCGGAAAGTGCTAAAAAAACAGCATTGAGTTTGCAATTATTCGGAAAGTATGCAACGGAACTACAACCGCTTTTAAACGGTAATGCAAAATCGGTTGATGAACTCAGGAAAAAATTCAAAGATTTAGGAATGGGGATGAGCGATGAGCAGGTTGATTCTGCGGTTAAGTTCAAAGATACGATGGATACTATACAAAGGACTTTTGCAGGGCTTGTTAATCAAATTGGGGCAAGTTTATTGCCGAGTTTTCAAAGTTTAGCGGACAAATTAGTAAATAATATACCTCGAATAAAAGCCACTGTAACACCTGTTTTATCAGGCATTATAAAGGCAACAAGTTTTTTGATTGACCATTTTGATGCTTTGACGGTTGTCGGCGGTGTTGTTGTCAACACTTTTATAGCATTTAATGTTATAAAAGGCGTAATTGTCACAATGCAGATATTAAGAGCGGCCATTCAGGCTGTTTCAATTGCTCAGGGTGTATGGAATGCCTTAATGCTAGCTAACCCGATAGGAGTGTGGGCGACTATTATAGGCGTAGTGGTCAGTGCAGTAATTTTATTATGGAAAAACTGGGATAAAGTAACCTCAGCAGTCAAAAAGGCGGTTGATGCAATGAAATCGTTTGTTGGAATAAAAGATAAGTCAAACGTTTCTACTCCTGATAACAAAATCAAAAAGCACGCATCAGGGACTGCTTATTCTCAGGGCGGTTTGGCTTTGGTTGGTGAAAGAGGGCCCGAACTCGTAAATCTTCCGACCGGGGCAAAAGTTATAAATTCTTATGATACACAAAAGACTTTAGGCTCAAATATTGTCATTAATGTAAACATTGGCGGTAATTTGTGGGGAACGCAGGCATTTTTAAACGAAATGAAACAACAACTCGGCAGAGAGTTAGTCGTTGCAATGGCAAGAGGTTAAAATGCAAATAATTATAATCAGAGAAAAGCAGACAAAGAAAAACCCGATACAGCAGGTTAATCAAAGTCTTATAAGCAGTATTAGCCAGGCATACAATTATCTGACTTCCGGCAATACGGAAAGTTTAATTTTTCCTATTGTGCCAAGCGGTATAAAATTCCCGAGGGAAGCAAATATTGATAATTATAAAAGCATTGATACAAACTTCAATATTCCCGATACTAAAAATCTTGAAGACATTGAAATTTCTTCAATATTCCCGGTAAACAAAGATTATAATTTTGCAAATAAACTCGCCGATGTGAACGGTTGGGCTTATGTTGATTTTTTGGAAGAAAGACAAAAAAATCAATTACCATTACGGCTTTTAGCCTATGATTTTAAAAATATCCAGGGAATTGTCAGCAATGCGACAAATTCTACTGATATTCAATCTCTTGCGAGTGGAAGTTTTAAACGACATGCAGACGGTTTGTATTTAGTAAAAAAATTTGAATACGAAGTTGATAAAGTAAAAGATATAAAATATACTTTATCTTTGACGCAATTTAACGGTGATGTTACGAATTACAGTATTGACTGGCAACAATTAACAAAAACCACCGCAAAAAATGTAACTACAAAATACGTGATGAAAAATTTGGGTTTAATATAATGTACGATTTTTATATATCCGATGTAAAAGTTAATGATTTGGCGGATTTAACTTATGACGAAAACCTTGATGATGTGGCAAGTTCTTTTTCTTTTTCTGCACTCCATGATTACGGGATAACAACAAATGACAAACTTAACAGTTTTAAAATTTGCGAGAAAGGGAAAAAGAACGCTTTTTATTGTGGATATATAACAACTTGCGAACACACTTCAGATAAAAACAAATGGAATTATTCAGGCTACGATGTCGGATTTTATTTGAATAAAAATGAAGTCTTAATCCAGTTTTCAAATGTAAATATCGGCGATGCTATAGAAAAATTATGTTCGGAATATCAAATATCGCTTAAAAATAAGCCGGAGTTTAAAAACAAAGTTTCTAAAATTTATAAAGACGCTCTGTTTTCCGATATATTAAAAGAATTATTACAACTTGAGTCAGATAAAACCGGCAGAAAAAACCTCTATATTGACTGTAAAAGCGGAAACTTAAACATCAAAGAATATTCGATTGAACAAAATCTATCGGCAAAAATAACGGAAAATTTTCTGGTAAATTCACATGAAACAATAAGCAATATTTCGGTCAAAAATTCTATCGAAGAATTAAAAAACAGAGTTATTTATACCGATAATAACGAAAAAAGTACAAAAAAAATGATTGCTACCGATAACGATAGTGTTAAATGCTATGGTTTATTAACTCAAGTCGAAAGCATTGATACTTCTAAAAATAACAATTTACAAAGTTTAGCAAAGAAAAAATTAAAAGAATTAAATCAAGTTAATTCAGAGATGAGTTTATCTCTTTTATGTGATTACAGAGTTGCGAAAGGGAAGATTATTGACTTGGATGTCAAAGAATACGGTTTAAATGGTCTGTATGTTATAATATCCTGCCGACATGCAATAACATCCAATAAAGACGTGGCAAACATTTCTATTAAAAAATATGCAGGTTAATCAAAATTCTTTTTTTGCCTTATGTAAGGTTCTAAAACCATATTATAATAAGCGTTTTCTCCGCAAATATGTATTACTTCATTTTGCGAAATTTGAACAAAACACTTTTTATCATATTCATCCTCAAGGCTGTTTCTCAATTTAATATTGTACATTTCTTTGTCATAAGTAACAGGCTTTAGGTTCGGGTCATAGTTAGGAGCCGACAGAACCGGAAAAGCAATAAATATTAAAAGTAACGTAATTAACCAGGTCTTCATCATTCAAACATTATAAACGATTACTTTGTAGTTTTCAAGTGGGGCAAAATGGAAAACAAACAAAATTACGACATAACGAGAGTATTAAAAACCGAATTAAACAGGCGAAATAATCCGACAGACATGAAAAGTGTACACATTGGCAAAGTGATAAGTTTATCACCTTTGACAGTTTCGATTTATGAAGGAAAAGTTGTTTTAACAGAAAACGTTGATTTATATATTTCAGAATGGTTTAGATTTAGATGCGATATTGATAAAACAAACGCATTGAGTTCTGACGTTCCGACTAACGTCAATAACGCAAAAAATGTAACTGAAACACACTCGGCAAACGGTTCACCATGCAATATGCCTTCCGCCATTACATATCTTGCAAACGCAATTACTTCAATAAATACCGAATTGTTGCAATTGAAATGCGATTTACAGGTCGGCGATTTTGTAACTATAGGAAGTTTGGAACAATTAGATAGATTTATTTTATTAGATAAGGTTTTGGGGGAAAATTAATATGTTTCCGGAAGAAGAAAATACAGAAGAGGTGAATACAGGAAATATGAATGTCGGAAGCAATAATATTATTTCCAACTCTGATGAAATTTACAAGACACCTGATTTTGACTTTTTAACAAATAAGGTAATTTTGAATAATGGTGATGTAAAACTAATTGATGACTACCAAAATGTCAGAAATTGGATTTTGCTTTTTCTGCTTACTCCGTCAGAAATATACAAGATTTACGAGGGAACAGGGTTTGGAACTTCGCTTTATAAAGCTAAAGGTTATAAAAATATTGACGGAATACTTTATTCTCAAATCAGAAAAGAGATTGAAGAGGGTTTTTTATTGAATCCGAATATCTTAAAAGTTTTAGATGTTGAACTTTATAAGATTGACGATGTTTTAAATGTCAGAGTAAAAGTTCAACTTCAGGACGGCTACATTTTAGAAGAAAAAACAGAAGAATATATTTTGAAGAGGTAAAAGATGTCAGTAATTATTGATGAAAAAACTAACGAAGAAATAACTGTTGAGTTATTGAGTCAGGTCCCTGACACATATCAAAAAAATGTAGGTTTTTTTATATGGGATTTTATGCGGGCAATATCAGTCCCGTTATCTGATTTATGGGGCAAACTTTCCTACTTAACTGCATTTTTTGATATATCCCGACTTGATTATGACGATTTGGTAAAATTCGCATTCCAGCGAAGAGGAATTGTCGCTCAAACTGCAACAACTGCAATAGGTGATTTGAAAATAACCGGAACGTGCAATATATCAATCGGAGATTTGTTTGAAACAAGTTCAGGTTTGCAATTTGAAGCAACTGAAAATAAAACAATCACGACTACCGGAACAGTTCAAATTCAATGCAAAACATCCGGTAGTGTCGGCAATGTCCCTGTCGGAGCAATTACCGTAGTCCCTGTTACTATTCAGGGATTGACATCCGTAACAAATGAAAGTGCGTTGTCCGGAGGTTATGATGCAGAGAGCAAAGAACATTTATTAAACAAATATTTTGAAGATATACAAAGTCCTATTATATCCGGAAATATTTATCATTATAAAAAATGGGCAAAAGAAGTAGCCGGGGTAGGCGATGCAAAAATAAAACCATTGTGGAACGGAGACAATACTGTAAAGGTTGTCATTGTGGATGCGAATAATGAGGTTGCATCACAAACATTAATTAACACTGTTCAAAATTACATTGACCCGAGTTCTGCCGGAACAGGATTAGGACAGGCGCCTATAGGGGCATATTGTACCGTTACAAGTGCAACAGCGAAAGATATTGACGTTTCGGTTGAAATTGAAGTTATGACCGGTGCGACACTTGCGCAAGCGACACAAAATATCGAGAACTCAATTAAAAATTATTTTAAATCTACTGTTTTTGTCGATAGTTATATATCTTATGCCAAAATCGGTGCTTGTATATTAAACGCTGACGGTGTAAAGGATTATAACAGTTTATTAGTGAACAATGATACAGACAATATTGCACTGACTGACAATAATACAATAACGGAAATTGCTGTTTTAGATGATTTAACGGTTACAGAGGAAGAGTAAAAAATGTATCAAACTATTTTAAATCTGCTTAACAAGGTTTATCGTTCTTGCAGTTTTACGCAAATGTTAGCGAATGCAATTTCAGTAGTGCTTACCAATATTGAGGGGAAAATAACAAAAACAAAAAACACTTTTTATTTTTCCGACCTTGATGAAGATGGCATTTTGTATTGGGAACAACTTTTAAAAATAACTCCTGCAACAAGTCAGAGTTTTGCTGACAGAAGGTCGGCAATTCAGGCAAAATGGTATTCAAATATTCATAATGATATTTTGCTTTTGCAACTAGTTTGTGATTCCTGGAAAAACGGCGAAACAATAGCCAGCTTCGTGAACGGAAAAATAAGAATAACTTTTGTGGGAGAAATCGGCATTCCTGCAGATTTAGAAGGTTTCAAAGAAAGACTGGAAGAAGTAAAACCCTGCCATTTGCCGTATGAAATGATTTTCAAATATTTATTAATCCGGGATATACACGAAGTAAAAACACTTACGCAAATGGAACAATTAACGATTTCGCAATTTGCAAGAGGGCAAGAATAAAGGAGTAATTTATGCCAACTAATACACCAAATTTGGATTTATACAAAAAAAATCCTGCAACTGACGGTGCAGATACATTCAACATTACAACAATGCTGAATGACAACTGGGACAAAATCGATACTGCGACCGGAAAATTAAGCGACTTGACAACGACCGTCAAGACAAACCTTGTGGCTGGAATTAATGAGATTCAGAACCAAATAGATGAAATAAATAGTGTTCCAGTAGGTACTGTTATTTGGTTTGCCAAAAATATTGCTCCCTCAGGATATTTAAAATGCGATGGCGGTGCTATAAGTAGAACAAATTATGCAGACTTATTTGCTGTGATTGGGACAACATTTGGTGTAGGTGACAGCTCTACAACATTTAATTTACCAAATTTGACAGATAGTAGATTTATCGAAGGAAGTGGTACAGTAGGAACTAAGTATGATGCAGGTTTGCCTAATATTACCGGACAATTTGGCTCAAACAATTACGGACACAAAATAGATAATCCGTCAGGAGCATTTTCTTCCAGTGGTTCAACATACGATAAACCACCTTATACAGATACATCAGGAGGTAGTATTTTAAAGTTTAAAGCTTCAAGTAGTAATTCCATTTACGGTAATTCTTCTACCGTTCAGCCTCCTGCGTTGACGATGTTACCTTGTATTAAGTATTAGAAAGGATATAAAAGATGTTAGCATATACTTATGAAGAATATACAAAAGAATTTATAGGAACACAAGAAGCACAAGAAGACCCAATAGCAGGAGGTTACATTCTTCCAGCTGATAGTACATTTAAAAGTGTTCCAATCATTCCTACGGGAAAGGTAGCGGTATTTTTAAATGATAACTGGGAACTAAAAACTGACAAAAGAGGAACTTGGCAAGTAAAATTAGATGATGTAACCTTTTCAAAAGTAGATTATATCGGTGAAGCTCAAGCAGGTTATCAGTTTATAACTGATGAAGTTTATGATGATTATTGGACAGACCCCGATAAATATAAAGTTGTTGACGGAGTATTTACAGATATTTCAGATACTCAAGAATATAGAAATATAAAAACAGCTAAAAGAAAAGCGGCTTTTGAGTCTAAATTCCTAGAGCTTGATACGGACAAAAACTTTAGACTTCAACCAAAAGGTTACGCAAACGCACAACAAAGTATTGATACAGTAAACAACCTTGTTAATTCCTTAGGGTCTTTAACAGAACAA